TTGCATAAATATAAAAACCCGCACGGCGAGGAAACGGGCAGGAATCCAAGCGGTACGGGTTTATACTCAAATAAAATTACACTCACGCGATCTGCCCATCGCATATTCAAATATACCCTAATTGACTTTATATCCCAAATCCTCTTTAACCTTTTCTTGGTTAGCCATTCGGGCATTGTATTTCTCACCTCTTAATTGGGGTTCCCTCATTTGTAATAACCTACGTGTGCGGGTAATCGTCTGTGCGTCGGTCAATCCCTCCCCCGCATAAATAGCCAAAAAGTCCTTGGTCGATAATTTAAGCCAATCAATATCGGCCATTTGTAATTCCCAATACCAATAAATCGCGGTTAGTTTCTTGTCGTTATCCCTAGTAATAGGCGTATCGGTTAAAATACGCCTAACTTCATCTTGTATCTTTTTCATTAGAATGGCAATTGGTCTTTAACTTCCTTGATACGCGCGTCGTATAACTTGGACATTGAATCCTCACCCGTGTTAACGTAGTGTTCTAAAAACGTCGCTATCTTGGTTAGGTCGTGTAATTGAACGTCGCCGTTTATTACAAGGTCACCCGCTACCTTTAGGACCGACATACGGGCTATTTTCTTATCGGTTTCGGGGTCTTTCTTATAACCACCTCCAAACGATTGTTGTTGTACTGGCTTGATCGTGTAAAATGTGTTGCCGTTGTACTCACGTGAGGTAATAGAATAATCTACTTCTTGACCTTGTACGAATTTGTTTTGGTCTTGGGTCTTGGAGTTGTACTCGCCTACGTCCCCGTTTTCAAATGATACTTCGAACTTGTACATAGTGCCATACTTGGAATCCCATGTACCATTGGCGGTTACGCCGTTAACTTTTGATTTCTTTTCCATGTTAGATTTGTTTGTATTTTGTGATTTGTTTTTGTAAGTATCTCGATTTGCTTTTCCATAGAGAGTTGGTTATGCTTAAATTTGAATTTCCAGGAGGTTACCGTGTAGTAATTCTCCCCCGTTATTTCGCTTAATTCGCGGTTAGTGTGTTCGGTAAATAATTCCCGTAATGCTTCTTGCGTGTTCATATTGCAAATTTACGTTTTATTCTCGAAACGCCACTTATAATAATTAGATTGATTTGCACCAATACTATGGTCATAGTGACCCTCGGCGTATGCTTGGTTAATGGTGTTTTGTTCATACTCCACAAGGCTATCTAATGCTTCGTTAAGTTCATGTAAGGTTATATCCTGGACCTTATAGGCCGTAATATACTCTTGCGCTAATTGAAAGGGTGATTTACTCATATTCATTAAGTTTTAGTTTGCCTTTGTACATTCGGTTGCGTTTGCTTGGGTACTTGCGGCGTTGCCAAAAATATTGTTCGCGCTCGTACTCGGCTTCCTTTTCCCAATTGCGGTACTTAAAACCCGCGTAAATAATTCCAAAAACTCCCGCCGCACACGTAATGCATCCAACGGTAAAAATTGCGTAGTAAATAGGTAACATAATTTATTTTTCGTTAATCTGTGAAACTTTCCAAGGTCGGATTTTATTGTATTGTATTAGGTCGCATATACAATCTTGAAACGTTTGTGGTTCCATTTCTTTTAAGGCGCGTAAATTTACCCGTTGAATACTCGAATTGTCCTCATCGGCTTGAATGTAAATCCACTTTGATAATTGATAATTAAACTCTTGCGCTAACATAATACTAATGTCGCGCGATTCGTAGAAACCCTCAAAGGGCCACGATGCGATCCGTGTGTGAACGGTTAAAATATCTATTTCCATAGCACAATACTAATACTTAATTGCGTATTTACAAAATAAAATAATAATATTTTGGTTCGAAGTCCAATTGGGCTGGTTCGAGAATAGTATACTTGGGGTACCCTAAATGGATTTAAGGGCTTCTATTAGTTCGGGTTGGGGGAATACGTCAAATTTATCTTTGCGTACGCTACAATGCGTAAAAACACCATTCTCGCCCTTCAATGCGCGGGGTGTTATATCCCATATATCCGAATTATACGTTATATCGATGTCGTAACGCTCATTCCATAACTTTAAAAGGTCCACAACGCTTTGTATTTGGGCTTCGGTGTAACTATGGTAATGCTTAAATCCTCGGTGGGCTTTCTTTAGTGTGGTTACTTCGTCAACCTCGCCGCCGACATAGTTATAAAATTTGTCTTTTTTCTTGGTCAATTGCCCCCATGCTATTAGTTCAATGCCTATACTCACTTTATCCAGGTTCCTATACGTTAACCCCTCGGCTTTAAAATGGCGGTTGGCTAGTCCTAAATGGTATGCCCAATATTTAGAACTAAAACCTTGTTTAATGGTCCCGTCACGATCGATAATAACGCAAGTAGCAACACGCGGTTTATCACTTCCCCACCATCTATAAACGTCTTGGCCTTGCCCCGTACCCGCCGTGTGGTGTAAATACACTTGGGATTTGGGGGATACCTGGCGGTAATAATCCTTAAATGCTACTTGTTTAATATTCATTTCTTCTTTACAAAGGTGTTATAATGAAACATCGATGCCCAAGTCCATAACGAGGCGTATCCGATATTTATAAGTATTTCGGGGATCGGTGGGTATTGAGCCGAAAGAACGTTATACAACGCCCCTAATGCTGGAATTGCCAAGCCCACGCGTAACATGGCTTGTTCGATCAAGTTTAGTTTAGCCAATGCCTTAACATCACGCCCAAACACGAAGATGTAAAACAACGTCGCATTTACACATATTAAAAGGTTGGCAAGTTCGTTAATTATCTGCATCTATTTTTTCTTTAAAGAAACGTTTTGCCACCGCCTCAACTCCTTTTAAACCAAGAAACCCAAGAATAAAAGCGACACCATTTTGGTAGTTAGTTTCGGATATAGACAAAGCCGAACATACAACGGGTGTGATGTAGTTAGCACTTGCAACGCCCGTAATTATTGCAAAGAATGTTTGCTTAATGTTTTGGGCCGAACCCTTACCGAGCAATAACAACGAGCCAAAAAGCCCCGCTATTGATTGCATTATATTGATTCCGATTTCGTCAAGAAAGGTTTTCATAATTCTTCGTGTGGTGTGATGGTTATATCAGTAGGTTCACCCAATACCGCTTCCAATCCTTCAACGTGACGGATATAATAAAAGCCGTCAAGTTCTGAATAGTTGTAGTTTACCCAATAAATGGTCGTATCTCCTGGATTAATTGGATAACCTTTGTAATTGGCAGCTTGTTTTCTTGCGTCGATTGCTTCTTGTTCTGTGTTATATGTATATCCTTGCATTAGTATATAGAGTAAAAATCGTTAATGTTAGTTTCGATGCCTGTGCGGTTTGAGGATTGGTCGGAAGAATACAAAATCGCTTCTTGTAATTTACCATTTAAATATAAATCAGAATTACCTTTACCACCACCTAAAAATAAATATTGGTTACTTGTAGTTATACCATTATGCGTAGTATTACCAATTGAGTTATTATTCGCAAACAAATACATTGTACTACCATCTGTAACTCCGCTTAATAAAACCTGATTCAAATATTCGGTATTTGTTTTTACACTATAAGATGTCCCTAAGGAATCTCTTAAAACATACTCTAAACCATTGTCTGATGGCTCTGAACCAAATATTGAGCCTATATATCCTAAATACCAACGTCTTGTTGAACCTGCTTCCCATTGGTTAAAAACTAATGCGTATTTATTATCATTGTTTTTCTTACTTACAACAAATGGATTTGCAATAGTTGGATTTATCAAAGTAGTTGTTTCTAAAATAGTATTACTACCATCAAACTGTACCGCAGGTTTCCCGTTTTCCGTTATCACACTTCCACTACTAACAATTTGCGGTTGGTCTGATGCAGTCGTTTGAGTTGCATCTCTACCGTTTCCGCTTTGGTCGTACCACTTTGTAACAAATCCATTTGTACCACTACAGAACGATTCTAAAGCATCCACATTTAACGAACCATCATATTTAGCGTAGATGTCTTGTGTTGCATTATCCGATGCTCTACGCACTTCTACTAATGGACCCGTATATGAACTGCTTAATGCTCTTAATGAGTAAGCCGCAGCACTACCACTATATGTATCTAATAGGCTTGTTTGACTGCCATCCCAATACATATTATAGTTAGCGTTTATGTTAGTTTCTATGCCCGTGCGGTTAGAGGATTGGTCGGAGTTGTAGAATACTAATTCTTGAATTACTCCATTCAAATATGAAGTCGTCGTATTATTACCTATAAATAGGTCAGTAGTTGCCGTATTGATAACCGCAGATGCAGAAGATGTACTTGTTTGAAGATTAGAATTTAAATAAAAATCCACATCAGTCACGTTAGTTCCAAGCGATTGCAAAACACTTAATGATTGACTCGTTTGTGGTGAATTTGCCCAAAATTTATTACCTCCATTTACGCCTACTACACTATGGGATGCGTGTGACCAATAAGCCCCAGTTGCACTAAAATCACCATAAGAGTATAAAATATCCGTACTTGTATTGGCTTTAAGAACATGAAAATATGTTCTATTGGAAGTACCAACTGCAAAAGTATTTATACTCCTTAATAAATCATTACTTCTATCAAACTGTACCGCAGGTTTACCATTCTCAGTTATCACACTACCACTACTAACAATCTGCGGCTGAGCAGATGCAGAGGTTTGCGTTGCATCGTTACCATTTCCACTTTGGTCGTACCAAGTTGTGACATAAGCATCCAATCCACCCGTACAATATCCCTCAAGAGTTGTAACGTCTAACTCACCATTAACAAAACCTATGTCATAAGTAGGTTGCCCCGTTGTGTCTATTCTTACCTCAATAGCATTTGTTACGCCACTTTTTAACTGACGCAAGGAATAAGCAGCAGCCGCACCCGTGTAGGTGTCGAGTAAGCCCGTGAATGAAGACCACACCTCCGTACTTCCAATGTAAACCTTACTTACATCGGTTGAGCCAATCTTAACCGCACTTATATCTGAACTCCCTAACTTCATATAATAAAGTAAATCGTAGTCGCTGATGGTGTTAATGCGTCATATTCCGCTTGTGTGACCGCAGATAAAGCGTTGATGTCGTAAGTTGTACCGTCTGACTTGGCTATTTTTGCATCAACTTGCGTTTGTATTGCACTGGTAACCCCATCCAAATAACCTAACTCGGTAGATGTAACATCACTTACTGCAACCTTTCCGCTGCCATCAGAAACCAACGCCCTTGATGCCGTGAGGTCTGCATCGTCTATTGTTGTAGCCGCCCCCGTGATTGTTGCTTGTTTGCCGTTTAATTGGGTTTGTGCGTCACTTGTTAAACCACCGATATATTGAAACTCCGTATTGGTTACGCTTCCGTCTGCTATTTTTGTAGCGTCTATTGCACTTGGTAAATCTGTAGCCGTAAGATCGGCCCCCGCAGTTACTAAACCTTTAGAATCGTAAGTTATTTTAGTTTTGGTCGCTCCAGTAATTGCCGCGTTTTCGTCTACTTTGGCATCTAATGCACTTTGTAAGTCGGTTTGGCTTGATAGTGTACCCGTTATTGAACCCCAAGCCGCACTTGCCGATATGCTAATATCACCGCTCCCAAGTAATGATTGCGAATTAACCGTTTTAATATTGGTTCCCGAAACTAAAGTTTCTTGTACGCTTACATCCCCGCTCCCTACTAAAGACGTAGAGTTAACGGTCTTTATATTAGTTCCACTTACTAAAGTGGCTTGTTTTGCGTCTAATGCGTTTTGTAGGTCCGTTTGATTGCTCAAGGTACCTCCAATGTCGCCCCAATCCGTAGAACCTCCCGAAATAGTAATATCCCCACTTCCTAAAATAGAGGTGGAATTAATTGTTTTTATATTGGTGCCACTTACTAAGGTTTCTTGAACTGTAACGGCCCCCGTACTACCATTAACGCTTTGTACTGGGCTTTGCGCTTTTACCTGGCTTATGGTTATCTTTTTTGTTTCGTCCGCGTCAACGTCCACAATCGGCAATACGTCCGTATCTACAATGGTGGTTATGGCGGTTAAATCGGTTATTTTCTTATCGGGCATATTTAATTAACGTTTTAACTTTCACTTGTTCGTATAATTGGGCCTATTCCTTGCGCCCATAAACTACCATCGCAACATTTTACGGAGTATGTATTTTTATCCTTACATAAACATCCACGCTTGGACCCCTTGGGTGCGCTTCTCGATGGTGTCTTTATTTTTTTATTATCCATATTACTAAAATTAAACCCGCAACAATCCAACCCCAATAACTCGGTTTTGCCTCAACTACTGGCGTTACCACTTTTTGCGTGATTCGTACCGTGTCCCCTTTAAGTGTTTGCACAACCCTAAAAGTATCGAAATAGCGATATACAACAGTGCTAACGTGTTCATTTTCGATTTTAATGGTATCTATTGCCTTGGTTACTAAAGTGTCCGTATATCGCACCGAATCGCGAACTATCAATGTATCCTTTTCGACTATAATTTTTTCGGTTATGATATTAGGGTTCTTTTTCAATGCTTGTTTTACGTGCCATTGTGCCGAGCATGAAGAAAAAAAAGCCGCTATAAATATAACTTTGGCTATCCCCTTAAATAATGGGTTGGCCTTGGGTTGCTTTTTCTTTAAATCCGCATACACTTTAGCCAATTTTTTAACCTTATCGGGCTTAGGTGCGTATGGTTTTACAGATTCCAATTGGTGTAATTACTTGGGTTATGGTCGGGATACATTCCGCTTTCTTGATCGGCCGAATATTCGGGGAATAAAGACGGGAAATAATTTAAATAATCCACCGCTTTGGTTCGGTACGTTTCGGCAATATCGCGTTGGCGTTTTACCAATGTATCTAATTCATCCTTGGCGGGTAAATTAGTGCCTTCGGGTGTATTCCTTAAAATCCCCGCGTTGCTAACCTCATACCCATGAAATAGCATAAAGTCGGCCATCGCATAATGAATTAACATCGGTTGTAAATACTGGCTTACCAAAGTCAAATAATCGCCCGTTAGCGTATCGCCTTGCACATCCGTTAAAATCTTACGGTACAACTTGGTACCGCATATTTCTTGGATTTGGATGTCTTGCGCTATCTTAACAAATGGCGTTATTTTATCAATGTCCACATTCCCCTGTAACTGCGTGTACTTGAAAAGGTGGTCTTTTGTGATTAATAATACGTTGTCGTTGGTGTACATTTTAATTTAATCTCCCTTGGTTTGGCATATTAATGGGCTTCGTACTCGCTTGGTCCCATCCTGGTGGGTCAAATGGTACGCCTTCCCTATCTGCGCTTTGGTTAGATACTCTTTTATAGTTTTCCTCAATTTCGCGGATTCTCGCGCTCTTTTCTTCGGGTGTTAATGGTATATATTTACCGCCCTTTTCACGTTTACGCACGTAGGTTAAACGGTACCAATTATGGTGGCAATTAACCCCGCCTTTAAACTTCCATATTGAATAGGTCGATTTACCCTTTGGTGCAAATTGTCCGTTAATACCTTGTTCACCCATTTGGGTTATGTCCTCTCTACGATACACTACGCCCATTTTAGCATTGGCCACCATGTCTTTGCAAAATACACGGCTATTGTTTTTAGTGCGCATCGGTGCGTATCGGTAACGAATCAAAAATAATCCCTTATCGTCCTTACTTTTTTTTTCGGGGTCCGCGAAACGTTTAAAAAACTTGTATTCGTTGCCCTCCTTTTCGGGTTCGGTTACTTCTTGCTCTAATACTAATTCGTATTCATCGCCTATAACCTCGCCTTTGTCCGCTAAATAGTCTAGCCATTCATGCTCATCGTCTTCGGTCATATCGACCATTTTAACTTGTTGGCTTAAGTCTATTTCTTT